AAGCACGATGATGTTGCTCACGGTACTCGTAATACTTACAAGTTCTTGCACTGAGTTTGCTATGCTCAGCTCAACCGCTGGGATTGCTGCAAGTAATAATGTCTATGCCAAAGCTTATAGTGGTCTAGATTTTTTAACTATTATTAACACGGAGAAAGATATTAAAACTCATATCTATCACAGCTTAAAGGAAAAACATGAATAAAATATTTATAATCGTATTTACTTCTTTAGGACTTCTAACTCTTTTATCTTTGTATATGTTGGTGGTGGTACTATGACCAGTAAATATTATATAAATTATTTTTCAAAGTCAGATGGTAAGAAGATTAAAAGACCATACGATCCACATCACGAGATGCAACATGAATTCATAGCGGGCTCAGGTAATCTTTGTAAAAGATACTGGGACAAGAGTAAAGATGGATTGAGGACGGCTAACGCACCATGGACAATAACAACTAAAAGAGAAAACATTTTGTGAATGATATAACACCTACCATAAAAGATTATATGGGTATTTTTCCTCATGCCGCCAGTAAAGCATTTTGTGAAAATTTAATTAAATGGTTTGAGCAGAATAACAGAGAAGGCCGAGGGGGTGTAAAAAAAACATTAAGCAGACAGCAAGCTGAAAGAGATATGTCTAAAACACGTAAAGATTCAGAACTATACTGGTTAGGATTAGATAGTACACTGGTAGGATATGAACATCCTATGTTGAAAGAGTTTGATTCAATTGTTTGGAAATCTTATGCGAAATTTGAGGAGGTCTATGGAACTGGCTTGAATTCAATAGGTGCTCATAAACTATCTACATCAATCAAGATTCAAAGATATGCACCAACGCAAGGTTATCATGTTTGGCACCCAGATGTTACTTGTAATAACAATTCAGGCAGAATATTAGTTTGTCTTTTATATTTGAATACGATTAAAGAAGGAGGGGAAACAGAATTTCTATATCAAAAAATGCGTGTGCCTGCTGTTCAGGGTACATTAGTATTGTTTCCGACTGCATGGACACATCTTCATAGAGGTAATCCACCTTTTTCAGGCAATAAATATATAATAAATACTTGGTTACAATTTATAGAATAATATGACAATTTTAATTAAATACCCAAAGCAAACGATCAAAACTAATAAAAAGTTTTTTAAAAGAAAAGAGAAAGAATTTACTAGCTCAGATTGGTGCAAATGGGCAGGATGGTGGGACACGGATGGTCATTTTCAAGATCTAAGTGAGAAACCAAAGGGAAAATCAAAAAACAAAAAAACAGCTGCTTTAAAATTAAAAGATAAACAACCCATTGAATTATTTTCAAAAACATTTGAAACTAGTTTAGCTTATCTTGAATGGCAAACTACAACACCAGATGGGCGGAAACATACAGCACAGCAATATGAAGCAGGACTTAGGGGAAAGAAAGGAATATGGTTTACTAAAAATGTATATCCCTATTTAATCAAGGAAGACAAAAAGAATTATGCAGCTAAATTTTTAGGTTATAGACCAGAAAGTAAAGATTTTACAACCTGGACCAAGAAGGAAGTACTTCATTATTTAGCAACCGCTATAGAAGGGGATGGTGGTTTTAAGGTTAGAGGGAAACAAAACAGTTTTATAGACACCTACCTATGTTCAAGTGATGCACAATATCTTTCTGATATACAATATCTAACTACTCAAAAGTTAGGAATACTCTCTAGATTTCGTGAAAATAATACTTATCAAACAAAGGAAGGAACAAAAACAATGTATAGGTTATATATTTATGGTTCTATAAGGTCTCCACAGACGAATATAAATTTCTTTAAAAGTTTATTGAAGGATAATGTTATGACTTTAGATAGAAAAAAACAGGAAGTTGAGGCCTTCGTATCTTATATTTCATAAAAAATGATGACTGATAAAGACATAAAAGAATACCACGATCTGGATAAGTTAAAAGAATACCATCCTCTTCCAACAGGACTCACGGTTGCCGACTCACGGATCTCGGGCCAGGGATTATTTACCGACAGGCGCTTAGTTGCTGGAACAGAACTCGGAGTCTCTCATTACCGCGTTGATAAAAAACTCATTCGAACTCCTTTGGGGGGATTCATTAACCATTCCGATGAACCAAATTGTCAACGTAATCAAATTAGAATTAAACCCGGCTTCGATAAATGGAATCTTGTGGTTATTGAAGATATTGAGGAAGGAGAAGAACTTACATTAAAATATAAACTCTATGACCCAAAAAATAAATAATAAAAAAATATACACATTTCCAAACTTCTTATCTTTTTCCATTTGTAATTGGTATACTCATTTCATCCCATCTATCGGTGAACAACTAGAAGAAGCAAGTTGGGAAGAAAGAACAATTGATGTTACCAACCACGAGGTAATTAAAGATACACAGAAATTTATAAATAAAACATTTGATTTAAATCTCAAAGTAAGTCAAGCACAAACACAGAATTGGCACGTTGGCACTTCTTCACCTCTGCACGTTCATGATCACAACAACAGAGAAGATTGTGTTTACACTTCTTCAATTTATTTAAATGACAATTTTAGAGGGGGTGAATTTTACACTCAAAAAGATAAAATAATTCCGGAACCTGGACTAATGCTGTTCTTTAATGGACAAGAAATAAAACATGGTGTAAAAAAGGTTTTAAAAAAAGATAGAAAAACAATAATTATATGGTGGAAAGGATAGAAGTTATATGAAACCAAACGGAAAAATAAAAAGCATACCCTGTAAGCTTTACAATTGGGGTCCCTGTTTATTTAGCACTGAAGTTAGTAAAAAAGTAGTAGGCGTCTTAAGCGAAGAGATTACTTATGCTACACAAGATGCCAAGAAAACTTTGGCAGGTGTCTTAAAAAGACAAATTGCTTATACTACTGATAGTAGAAATAGAATAGGGAAACTCCTTGCTCCTTACTTTCATGGCTATCTTCAATTCTTATCTCTCTACACTAAGAAAGACATAGAAACACCTAACCTTAGTTTAGAACAGCTCTGGTGTAGCTATCAATACCCAGGAGATTATAACCCTCCTCATCAGCACAGTGGAAGATTTTCATTTGTAATTTATTTACATATCGATCAGGCATTGGTAGCTGAAAATAACGACTATCAAGGAACTGATGTTGGCCCTGGAGGAATTACTTTTTCTTATGGAGATGGCTTCAAAGACAATATAACACAACAGCAATTTTTTCCAAAACCATATCAGATGTTTATATTTCCATCATGGCTTACCCATTTTGCTTCGCCTTATAGACACCCTAACATTGTCAGAACATCTGTTAGTGGTAATGTTTATGAGTCTCTGGACAGATCTCATGTTGAAAAGTTGGAAGGAAAAAATCTAACTTTATCAGACACTATGCTTAAAACATCTTATGAAAACGAAAGTAATTGATAACTGGCTAGACCCACACTTAGTTGAGTTTTTAGATAAAAACTTTACTTTTGATAGGCCCCATTCGTTTGGGAATCTGTCTTTAAACCCTGATGTAAATCCCTCTGTATCTCAGGAATCTTTTTACAAAGGATTCTATAAGCATGTATTAAATCCCCATGAAGCTATAAACAAATATTTATTTTATAAGCTAGCTAGAACACTAAAGCTGAATCTTGGATTAATTAGAATGTATTTGAATGTTCACTGGAAAGGAATGAATGGAACTTTTCATATTGATGATGGAGATTTAACTTGTTTATATATGGCCACGAAAACATTGATGGGCGACGAAGGATGTTTCGAAATTAAAGGTGAAAAGAAATATGAGTTTGTTCAAAATAGATTAATTGTTTTTGAAGCAGGGAAAGAGCACCGAGGTATGGCACCTTATGATGGAGTAAGAATAACGTTGTCTTTTAAAACTAAACTAATGAAAGAAAAGAGTAGTCTCATAACCCTGTGAAGAAAATTTCTATAGCTCCTTTATTTGCAAAAATAGTATACTTCTCCCTTTTGGAAGATCTTGATCTTACTAAAATTAATAAATTGGTAAAAAAAATAGGTTTTACAAAATCTGGAGAAAAGACTGATAGAGACGTTGCTAATATTGTAAATATATCTCTAGATACACACATCTTAAATAATAAATCTTTTAAGTTTCTTAAAAAGATTATCGAAAAAGAATTTAATACTTATAAAAATAATGTTTTACAATATCATAATACTGATTTTAAAATAACAACCTCATGGATATCCAAAACTGAGCCAGGTCAATCATCCAATTATCATAACCATAGTAATTGTATGTACAGTGGTATTTTATATCTTACGACACCCATTAATTGTGGTGGGATTAGTTTTTTAAATTATTTTGATAAGGAAACAATTAAACTAATTCCTACTAAATATAATTTACATAACTCCAAAGAATTTACATTTAATCCTCAAGCCAAAACAATTTGTTTTTTTCCAGCAGATGTTCATCATAAAATATTACCTAATCATTCAAATGAAGTAAGACTTTCTCTAGCCTTTAATCTTTTTCCTAGTGGCCGACTAGGGAATAGTGATAGTGATAGTTTTGTAAATGTAAAAGTAAATGAAAAAGCCTAAGTGGGATGGAAAGTCTCGAGTCTCGAATGATAAGTATCGCAAACGATACTCAGAGATCACTTGGTCCAACATGGATGAAATACATAAGGGATTAATAAGAGATAAGGATAAAAATTTAAAAAATGAAAAAAAGTAATAAATACAGCTATATAACAGGAAAACAAATCACGGATGTGGATACCGGAACTCGATTTTATGACTTCCAAGGTATGCGACTTCCAAGCGTTACAACAGTTCTTGCAAAGACAAAGAATCAGAGTTATTTAACGGCCTGGAAAAATAAGGTTGGACATGAAAAAGCAGAATCAATTAAGAATCTATCATCAAAGCGGGGGACTGCCATGCACAAGTTCTTGGAATCTCATATCCAAGACGTTGGCTACGATGATCTTACGCCAATCGGATGCCAGGCGAAGCCCATGGCCCAAAAAATTATTGAAATCGGTCTTGCACCGGTTGAAGAGTATCATGGTAGTGAAGTTATGTTACACTATCCTGGGTTGTATGCTGGGAGTACTGATCTCGTATGTAACCATAATGGTTTGGAAACTATTGTAGATTTTAAACAGTCAAACCGCCCAAAGAAAGAAGAGTGGGTAGATGATTATTACCTGCAGATTGCAGCGTATGCGATGGCCCACGATGCGTACTACGGGAGTGAGATTAGACAGGGTGTGATCATGATCTGTACACCAGATTTATATTACCAGGAGTTTCGGATCACGGACCACGAATTACGGAAATGGAAACATAAGTTTCTTAAACGACTCGATCATTACAATGAATTAATATTCGATGAGAAGGAGAGAGCTAAGGTGGATCCTAATGAATTGTTAAAGGAGTTTGAAAAAGATGTTATATCCTAGCCTCTCTGTTCTTAATTTTTTTAAAGATCCTAATGAAATTGTTAAGTTTGCTAAAACTTTAAAGTATAAACCATCCGAAGGGGGTATTTGGCCCGGGATGCGCTCCGAAGTATTACACGACGTCCATTATGACTTGTTTCATTCTGTGTGTAGTAAAATTATGGCTGCTTTCTATCCTTTAAATTACTGGGACATTAATTTCACAGCACGAACTCTTTTTCAAATTATACCTAAAGAACATTCTTATGGGGAAGGCTGGATTCACAAAGATATTGAAGCTCAAATTACTTCAATCGTTTATCTCTCTCATCATGCAAATTGTGGAACTAACCTCTACATTCCTGAATCTCCATTAAAAGCCAATTACGTATATCATCCTGGCTCAAAGAGTTTTGCTGCTAATAGCATTAAGAAAGATTATTACTTAAACAATAAACCTTTCGATGAAACTTATCTAAAAGCTTTAAAAGAAAATAATTCAGGGTATAAAAAGTTAGCCTCTTATAATTCTATTTATAATAGTATGGTGGCCTTTGATGGTCATAACTATCACTCAGCCCAGGGTTATGCGGATGAAAAATACCCAGAAGATAGGCTTACTATGATTACTTTTTTTGATGAAATTACATCTAGTAAAACTTTAAAATATACCGGCTCCGAGCTTTTACGACACGATAACTAATGAATTATAAACTAATTAAAAATGCAATATCACGTGAACTAGCTTCTTTTTTAACCGATTATCTTTTAATGAAAGAAGCGAATTGTTTAACCCTGGGTAAACCAGAATATTCTTTGTACAATAAAGAGCGTGGTGTTTTTGGTGATGGCCAGGTTGATGGAGCTTTTGCTATTTATGGAGATCCTGCAATGGAAAATTTTCTAATTAAATTTAAAAAAAATTTAGAAAATATTTTTGATATGAAGTTAGTGCCTACCTATACTTATGCACGAGTCTACAGGACCGGAAATATTTTACACAGACACCACGATCGTCCATCGTGTAAGTTATCGACTACTTTAAATTTAGGTGGAGACCCTTATCCTATTTATTTAGAAGATAATAAAGAAATAGAGATTCTTTTAAATCCTGGAGACATGTTAGCCTATAGAGGAGTTGATTTATTTCATTGGAGAAATAAATTTAAAGGAGCCATGTGTGCTCAAGCTTTTCTTCATTATAGTGATGATGAAAAATTATTAAATGACCGGAGAGCTCATTTGGGCCTTCCTGGAGTGATTAAGGAAAATGATAGAAATAAAGTATAATAGTTGGGGCGGTGTACGTGAGGAATCTCGAGTCATAAAGGAGATCCACGACCAATGGTGCAGGGACCACGGATATCCAATTAAGGCAAGAGTGGTCAAAAGAGGGCCGAAACCTGGCCGAAATGTGTCCAAAAAGAGGCAACAGACAGATTCTGTATAGGTATGGTAAAAAAAATAAAAATAAAATAAAAAACTACTATAGAAAAAGTGTCAAAGTGTCACTTTGGGCTACTAGTGTTGGTATACAACAATAATGATTGCCAAATTGTTGAAATAAAAAGTGTCAAGTGACAGAAAATAGTGTCACATTACAGAATATTACAAACTGTCGCCCCGCGAAGCGATTCATTTTTAAATTAATTCTGTTTTTTTTACCATACATATACATATTTTTGAGTTATAAGAAACGATGCCTAAGAAGAGAAAAGTAAATACAGCCCAGAGAGAGCTCTCCCCCATACCTTATTCTAAGGTTAGAGTGGAATGGATTGATATCTTAAGCGATAGTGGTTGGGCTGATGATAAGCAGTTCAACAAAATGAAATTAGCATTCCCTGTTAATGAAGGTTGGTTGTATAACAAAGATAAATATGCTGTTAAGCTTTTTGCTTCTTATGATCGGGACGAGGATGGGTCTTTGACTTTTGGGGATCGGACGATGATTCCTTTGGCTTGTGTGAAGAGGATTCAGAAACTTTAGGCGCCTCAATTGATTCACCCTCAACAGTCTTCGCATTTAAGAGAGGTTCGTAGTCGGTTAAGATTTGCTTCATTTTGGCTTCTAGTTGTTCCTCTGTTAGCTCTTCTAGCTTCCCATGTTTTATTATTTTTCGGTCTATGTATAGGCCTGCTGCTTTGCCTCGATTGGTTTCAGCG